CTTTCTCTATCTGTGGTGCATCTTTCTTTATAGTCACCATATTATTTTCTCTCCATATGCGCCTTTATCTTCTTTTTACCAATTATTCTATACTCATTGAATCCATAATTTTCAATCGTATATACGTAATTTCCAATAGCCTTAGCCACAATAAACTGAGCTCTTTGCTCGTCGCTTATATGGGTATTAAGTTCACTCATAACATGTGCATATTCTTCTTTTGGAAGATGCACTGTAGGAATTGAATCTGTACCTTTATGTGCAAACTCATTTTCCGCTTTTATTATAACATTGCTTGATGACTTTGTGTGAATATTCTTAATGGCGTTTACATACTCCGGATCAAGCTTGCTTATCTCGCCGTTAGTATACGCCACAAAGCTTTCTGCAAGATATTCTCCTTTGGAAGCACTGGCATAACCGGAGATCTTAGGAGCATAAGTGCTCATCCTGCTTCCAAGCGCATTGTTGGTTTTGGCGTCCATTCCCTCCCATGCCACATGGTGACCGAACTCGTGCGTAATATAATCGTGAATCGAACCATCACCAACCAGTGAACGGCCGGCCTGCTTATAGCGCAGTGCGACTTTCTGCATGTCTTCCGGAAGAGTATCAAGGTTCTTCATGACCGTGTCCCATGCTTCGCTTGCCCTGTTATTATAGTTCGTCAGAGCCTGCCTGTTCTTAAGCACCTTCGAATTCAGATAAATGCCATGCTCAACAGGGATATATGCCGCAACCGCATCCGCACCATCTTTGAATACCTTTTTCCCTTTTGCCGATTCCGGATCAACTGCTTTAATGCCGCTGAGTTTCGATATATTATATTTTGAAGTCAGTTCCTGTAAGGTCTGATTGATTTCATTTGCCGCATCAATGAAAATTCCTTTGTAATCTGCTTTTCCCTTAAAGGTCTTATCCATGAAGTTCTTTGCAAAGAACTGATTCGCATATTCCTCGGCGTCTTTTACGGAAGCTGCCGGAATAAAATCATCTGTATTACTCGATTCGGCTTCTCCTGCTTCATCCACCACCGGAATCACCGCACACCGGCAATTCGGATGCATCGGAAACAACGGATGCTCCCTGCTGCCAACAGCAGCCCCATTCACCTTCCAGCGCTTCCCGTCAAGCGGCGCACAAACCTCACAAGCAGTTGGCTCAGCCACCCACTCATACTCCTCAACACCGCCCTCCTTATAAGCATCCATAGCAATCTTCCCCTGGATACGGCTGCTCTCCGTCCGCATGAGCCGCCTTGCCTCGTACTGGCTGGCGCCAAACTGCTTTTGCAACTGCCTGGCCAACACATCCGGGTGCTTACCACCGATAATCGACTGCGTAAGCAACGTATCCAGATTACGCTTCAAACTCTCATTATTCCCCCAAATCCGCTGTGAAAAAGAAGCATCCGAGTAAGAACCAGAGACAACCTCATTCATACGCTTCGCATCGAAAGAAGAAAGCGACATACCGAGAATACCAGCCTGCCTCTGAACCTCTACCATAGCCTCACCCGACAGAACATCGCCGGCATACTTCTCAACATCATTCCCAAGAGAAACACACTCAAGTCCGATCTCAGACTTCAAAAGCTCCAGGCGATTGATCCTCATCGTAGCATTATAAAGCCTCAACTCCTCATTCGCCTGGTCAGAAAAATCCCTCTCCTCAACATACCGCTTTGCCTTCTCGGAGAACGCCTGCACATCCATCTTACTGACCTTCTTCTTCGCCTCCGCCAGCGTCATATCTTGCTGCAATGCATATTTACCGTAAAAGGCATCTATTTCCTTCTGTATACTGATTAAGCTGCTGCGGTAGAACTTCTTAAGCTGCTTATCATAATCAGCATCCTTGCCGCGCATGGCGGCAATATGCGCCTGTTCACGCTGCCGCCAGTAATCACTGCTGCTCATTGACCGCCCCCGTCATCGGAGCCTGAACTAATTCAGCGTCAACCGCATCCGCCTCACTCTTCGCGTCATCCACAACAGACAACACAGAAAGCTGCGTCTTCCTGGTCACAACCCCCTCAAGATTCTTCGCGATCTCCGCCTCCTCCTGCAAATTGGCGGGGAAATTCTCCGTAAACTTATAAGAAATCGTCGTCCACGAATCCTTCGGCATCGAACTGACCGGATTTGAAAAAATCAACTTATACCGCCTGTTCATCCCAGACGTAAACTTACGCTCCTTCGCCTTCGCGTGATCAGACATCGTCTTAAGCTTATACTTAAGCGCAATCCCCGAAGACGTCCCAAAATTCTCATCAGAAATATTCGCCACCATAGAAATCTGAAAAATCAACTTCTCCAACCGGTTAATCAAATTCTCCTGCGTCGCATCAGCATTAGGCTTCTGCAAAAAATCGACCGTAATCCCGGAAACATCACCCTCCAGATTAATAATCCGGTTACGCCGTAACTGATCAAGATCCTCCTGCCTGAGCGAAGCCCCCAAAACCTTCAAATAAGCATCAGCGAAATAATCAACATCATTCGCCTTCTCACTAATCGCCTTATTATACTCATCAATAATCGGCAAAACATCCTCAAAAATACCCCTGCGCTCCTCATTCTCCACAAACTCCACCGCCGGCACCCCATCAAAACCATGCAACACAGGCTCATCCACCCACCGGTACGAACCGCGATTAACAAAATGCTGCACCACACGCCCATCCGACCATGAACCATGCTCCTCATTATTGGCATCCAAATAATGCCGGATAAAAAACAGCGGCTTAGGAACGATCCCCTCATCATAAATCATAAACGAATCAATCGGAGACAAAAAAGCAATACAAACCTGCCCAGAATCATCCACATAATACATCTCAAAACCACAACCAAAAATAGAACAAACCTTGGAAAGCTCCGCATTATTATCATCCTGATCATTATACTGATCCAAAAAATTGACATACCTGGAAACAACATCATCATCAGAAAAAACCTTAACCGGAATCCCAATAAAAAACCCATTCATCGTATCCACAATATACTTGGCATAATTCACCGGGATCCGGTTATCAGGCTTCCAACCCGGCTTTTTATCCAACCGCAAAATCTTATACTCATTGCAATAAGCATCATACAAAGGCAAAAACCGCCTAGCCACCTCCGCCTTATGCTTACCCATATACTCCGCCAAAAACTCAGGCGTCATAACACAATCGCTCGGAACCCGAAACATCCTAAACACCTCCATTCAAATCAGCATTATACCGAACCTTCGTCTGAAACCTCCGCAAAAGACTCGCAGCAGAATCCGGGCAATCATCATGCGCCGCATTCTCGTTATAATCCAAAATCTCATTAATATACTCCGGATCCGTATCCTTCAACCACCGAATCCGGCTCCAATCCTTCCTCAGATATGTAGAAATCTTGATAAACTTATTCGTATGCTCAAAATAAGAACTAACCGGCATCCCGCGCTTCTGGAACTCCCGGCTCAGATACCCCTTATCAGCATTCGTCTCCAAACTGGTGGAACCAACCCGATAAACCTGATGCAGCGCGCCGATCTGATCCAAACAATCATCAACATGCCGATGCCAAAGCTTACCCAGAGCGATAATAGAACCATCAGGCCGTTCCCGCATGATAGTGTAAGCCGTACCGTCCGCACCGCCAAAAGAAGCATCCACATGCGCCTGACCGCCAAACAAACCTTCGGCATCATCAGAAAACTGAGGATCCCGGAACAAAGCATCCGCATCCGCGATATGCTTCAACTCATAATTGGCAGCAAAAAGACTATCACTCATCGAATGACGAAGCACATCCAACTCATCCCGAGCAATCAAACCAGAATGATAACAATCAAACCTCGAAACATTCGGCATAAGCCCAATCGCATCATCCTTATGCCAGGGCGTCCCAGTATTAATAAACCGGCCATTCCTGTTACAAATATTCTGAAGCTCCATATACTGCAACCTCGTACGCTCGCGCTCCGCCCGGCTGACCCTATCCTTCAAATTAACAATATCATCCGTCACCACAACATCCGCATGCTTACCAGTAATACTCGTCCCAATCCCCAAACCAAGGATCTGGGAAGCACCTTTCTGATACGTGCAAAGATTCGTGTGGATCTCGGTAGCCCTATCCTTAACCCCCCGAAGGCGAACCCCATACAAATCCAAAACAACCTGCTGCATCGCACCGGAAAACAAAACATTCTTCGTCTGCGCAATCACCTCAGAAACATCATCATCCGTCTTCCTGAACAAAATCACATTCTCATTAGGCCGCTCCACCAAATGGATCGCCAAAAACAAAGAAAGCACCGTCGTCTTAAAAGACCCCCGGTGCGCCAAAAGCGTCTGGCTCTCCTTCCCATACAAAAAAGACCTCAACCAACCATTATGCAAACTGGAAAGATCCTTAAACCCACACCACAACCCAATCCGGAAAGGCTCCCGGACCAACATATCAAGAACCTGCTTCCGTCTGTCGTCCAAAATAATCATCCAACTCCCGAATCGACTCATCCAAAGGCCTTGAAACCTCAACCCGGTCAACATACTCGCGCTCCATCCGGTTATCCGTATCAACAGCCCGAATCCTATCCCCTGACGAACCATCCACATCCCGCGCAATATCAGCCAAAATCTTCCGCTTCTCCCAACGCGTCAAAAGAGCCGCATCTTTGCTCCATCTGAATCTCCTGATACCTATCCAAAACCTTACCAGAAAACAAAGCACACGCATGAGCATCCACAGTCCTGTCCCGCCACCGCGCCGCACCAGGAAAAGCAGCGCGATAA